TAAAAATATTGCACAGTAGTATATGAGCTCGCCAGCACGGGCAAACGCAATCGCCCGTATAAAAAAGGTTCTCGGGGCACGTCGCACCGGCGGTACCACAGTCGGTACGATGTACACTGGTTCAGACTTTACGCTCTCACAAGTTGAAATCACGGGTCGTACCGTGTCATTCACAATCCCGTTTTCACGGTTTCACCTCCCGGCGCACCTTCCAGCCGGCTTTATCAGTATCGAGGGCCGCCGACTTCTCAACGAGCCAGCGATTGCGCGCGTCACAAAGACGAGCATCCTCGGCAACGTCGACAATGTGAAGCACTGGTACCTGAAAACAACTGCAGGCTTTGCGGTGATCCATGCAGGTGGAACAGTCCAGATTACGTCAGCGAATGCGACGGGTCGTGTCGCCCAACAGCTCGAGCGTCTCATGCCTGGAATTGCACGCACGGCAAACATTGCCAAGGTGACCAAATTTGACGCGCGACTCAAGGTGAATCGGCGTATGAACTTGAACAAGTTTTATGAGACATTTGTCACCGATTTCGATAAGAAAGGAACCGTGATTTATGAACCCGAACTTTCCACCCGCATTCAGATCAAGTGGAAGTCGCCGGCGATGACGCTGATGATTTACATGTCAGGGCTCATTCAGGTGTTTGGAGCGTCAAAGCCGGTCGAAGCTCAAAAGGTGGTTGCCGAGATTTTCAACAAGACGGTCGCTCACGCCGACATTTTCAAGCGTGAATCCCATCTGAACAGCACGGGACGCCGAGTTGCCGGGAGCTTTGCAGGTGGGTGGGGTGCACCGACGCTCACAAAGACTGAAAAGGCGTCCAAGGCGGCTGGAAATAAGCTCAATGTGCGTCACGCACGCGTCAATGGGTACAATCACGTGCCTGGTCCAGGTCAGTACGTGCGTCCCGGGCCAAATGGCGTACCACGCTTGTACAACACCAAGGGGAACATGTCCCTTTCGGCGACCAAGATTGTCAAGGCGTACGAAAAGGCGGGCATCAACATGCCACAGTACTTAAAGAACATGCTCGGCGGTGCATTTGTGTTTTACGGCGCGTCCAAGGGGGCGAATCGCGCTGCCAATTGGAACGCCGCGAAGAATGGCTACTACGTCGCACCGGGACCTGGAAAGCAGCCCCACTTTTACAAGCTGCCCAAGGATCTCAAGGCGGGCTACGTGACGGCCCGGAAGAGGTACAGCGAGGCTGGCGTGAACATGCCTGAGCACGTCCGCCGCAACATCTTCGGCCGGAACAACAATGGATCACCAAACATGGGTGGAGGATCCAACACCCATAGTGTCCAGAACAACAAGGTCAACGGCAAGTCGTACAAAAAATTGACAACCGCTCAACTTGTCGCTGTGGCGCGCAACGTCGGGAATGCAGGTGCGACGAATAAAATGACCAAGGCGGTCCTTTTCGAGCGGATAAAGAGCCGCGCGACCGTAAAGTCAGCATCGCCAGTCCGTGCAGCAAACGTAACAGTAAACGGACGTACCTACACATTCAGCAACGACCCGTTGAACCAGCGCATCGTACGTGGTGGGAAGAAACGCGTATTCAGTACCTTGCCAAAAGAAGAGCGGGAAGCAGTCGCGCGCGCGTACCTTGGAAACAACTACACGACGATCAAGGCTAAGAACTGGTACAACACCATGCGTGGCAAGAAGATGTTCCCGAACGCCTGAGCGCGCTACTGGGCAATCTTGAGCACGTCAAACACCTTGTAGACCATGTTGAACAGCTCGTGGCGCGTCTCCGGAATGCGCAAAAGCTCGAGCTCAATCTGATACTCCGTCTCATTCTCCGAGTCGGGGTCATCGGGATCCCCGGATACGGCCGTCACGTCGATCCGAAGATCCTTGCGCAGAAACGAAACTCGCTTCGTGTTGCGCACTTTCGTGTACTCCTCCTCCTCGACGTGAGGACAGGGCGTCTCGGTCGACACGCCGAGCCGAACGTCAAAGAGCTCACCTTTCAGGGACACGTCATCGACGAGCACGCGCTTCTTGATGACGCACTCGGTGATATCCCCCTTGGCATTGTCGTACGTCACGCGACGATTCCCGTCATAGTAAAACTTGCTCGCGTCAGACTCTTCGACGCTCTCCCAGCCTTCATACTTGTGGAGGCGCCGAACCACCTTGTCGTACGTCTCCTTCCCGACGTTCGTGTCAAACGATCCGCGGTTGAGCTTGCCGAAGCGAATCTCAATCTCACGATTGGGCTTTTGGTTGCGAATGAGCTGCTCCCAGTGGTCAAAGAATGCCTCCATGTTTCGAGTTAGAGATACAGTGCACCTCCTCTCTATATGCCGAAAGGTCTCGCAAATCTCGGAAACACGTGCTACTTCAATGCGGCGATTCAGTGTCTGTCTCACGTTCCCGATCTCACGAACCGTTTGCTTCACACACCCTATGAAGGACCGTGTGAAGTGACCCGGGAGTACTCGAGTCTCATCAAGAACATGTGGCGCAAGGATCTTCAGCCGAATCCACGTGCGTTCCACCAGGCGTTCACGCGCAAGTACACGTCGTTCGCCAATCTTCGGCCGCACGATGTTCAGGAGGTTGTTCTCTCTCTGATTGACACATTCGAAGGTGCGCTCGGGGTTGGTTTTGTACAGTCGATATTCAACGGGACGGATACCCAGGAGGTGACATACCCAAAAGGGGTTTCGAGAAAGGATCAGGACATTACGACGGTCGTCGTCACACCGTGGGAGCAAAACCTACCTCTCGACGAGCTTCTGAAGAGGCGCGGAAGTTACGAGGCGTTTTCGGGCTACATTGACGATGCCGGTCAAGAGTATAACGCGGCTGTCACACGCACGTTCATCTCCAGATGGCCATCTATAGTGATCGTGTCCTTTAGTCAGTACGATGCCAAGTACATGGTCAACGTACCGCATACGTTCAACAACAATTCGCTCTTTGGTCTCGTGGTACACTACGGACACTATGTCGGTGGTCACTACGCAGCCTATGTCAAACACAAGGGGGTCTGGCGGTACTATGACGACGACTCGGTCGTAGAGCGCGATCCACCCGAGTCGGGCGAGTACTACATGGCCTTCTACAAGAAGATCAAGGGCAAGGGCTTCGTCCTTGGGTAGGGAGGTCAAGGACCTTCGGTCCTTGGAATCAAAAACCAGGTTTTGTCTTGACCAGTCGCATGACCCCGTGTCAACTTTCACGCACACAATGGACGACAAGCTTGCCGCCTCGATCGCCAAGTTCAAGGAGTCGACGCTAAAACTCAACGCCTCCCGACCATCGACAAAAGTGACTGAGTACGTGACGCCGAAGAATGCAGACTCGACCAGCGTGAAGACAAAACGCGCAGCGGCTGCAAAAAGGGAGGGACCAAAATGCACTGCACACACGCTCGAAGGGCGACAGTGTCAATTCAGTGCGACGCATGGACTCTTCTGTAAGAAACATTTCTCGATGATGTAATAGAGATGGTGTTGTTTGTCAATGCCCTAGGTGGCCAGGCGTCCTTTACAATCTCGCTCGCGGCGCTCACCCCAGTAACAGGTGTCTCGTGGACATATACAGGTCTCCCAGCGAGGAATGGGTCGGGTGTTTCATTTAGATCGTCGGACGATTCGGGAATCACATTCACGGCGTTTAGAGGGTTTGTAAATAATCTGTCAAACATGACTGTCCGAGCTACGCTTGAAAATTCCACAACGACTGCGGCAACGTTCGATATTAGCTCTGGATCAGGTGCAATCCTTCCGGCAACCAACTCTTTCGTGGAACTTGGCGTCACGAACGGTCTCGTTGCCCAATACGATCCGGGGAGTTGGAACGGTACAACGAATATATGGTCTGATAAATCGGGCAACGGGAACAACACATCACCGGGTGACGTTCGGGGCGTGATTACGTACGATACGACCAATGGGCTTCTTTATGGCAGTACCAGTGACGGGCTCAAGTTTCCGGCGCTCGGAACGACGGCCAACTATACGTTCATCCACTTGGCCAAGTATAACAACGGCGCCAAGAAACGTATTTTCCAGGGTGTCACTGAAAATTGGGCGTCTGGGTTTTATGATGGAAAGGCGGGTGTCGCGTTCCATAACGGGTACATCACCGCACCGACGGACCTCTACGGGTACAACTGGGTCATTTCATCCGATCAGAGAAATCTTTATCGGGCACAGAGTGTCGATTTCACGAGTGGAACGGCCGGTTCGCCCGGGTACCCAACTCGTATCGGCCTCAACTTTGGCGCGGCGACAACCGAGTATAGCGATTGGGCCGTCGCAGAGGTTCTCATTTATAACCGTCTGCTCACTGCGACTGAAATGCTTTCGGTCGAAAACTACCTTCGGGCCAAGTATCCATCACTGACGATCCAGATTGATACGACGACCGGTGCATCCTTCACAATCCCACAATCGAACCGTGGGCTAGCAGTAGGTTCAGTCGTCTGGACATTCAAAACCCCCCTCCCGGCAGGCGTGTCGTTTACCGGTTCGACACAACTTGGTGCGTCATTTTCGATCGCGACGGGTACATTTATTAATAATCAAAACATGGTCGTCACTGGATCTGGAAACGGCGGTGGCGGTACGCGAAGTCTGAACCTTCTCGCGGCGTCGCGAGCAATTCTCGAGACACCAAATGTCGCGTTTGATACATCCGATCCAGGGTCGTTTACTGTTCTACAAACGGCGAGCGGTACAGGAGGCGTGACATGGGCATACACGAATTTACCAGCCAGCGTGACATTTCTGTCCAGTAGCGACGCCGGACTCACGTTCACGGTGGCTCAGAACGCCGTCGTCCCGACTCGGACACTTACAGTCACGGCAACAAACGGTCTCAAAACACCGACATTCGCGTCGTTCACGTACGGATCTGGAGTGAAGCCCGTATTGGCTGTCGGCACCGTAAACGCCATCGACTCGACAAACTCGTCGACGTTTCTCGTTCCACAGAGTGTTACGAACGCACTCACGGGAGGGATCACATGGTCGTACTACCCACCTATTTTCCCGGCGGGGCTGAGTGTCACGGCGACCAATCAAGGGGCGACATTCACGGTGGCTCAGAATGCAGTGATTGCGCAGCAAACCATCACGGTCACGGCGACAAACATCGGCGGTGTCGCAACGTCGATTTCGTTCATCGTGGGTGCAGCCGTCAAGCCTGTGTTGGGGTTTACAAATCAGCTGCTCAACACATCGACTGCTCTCAGACAGTTTACCATTACGGTTCAAGCACCGAGTGTTACCTATTCGGGAGGAATTACATGGTCGTACACATTGCCGACCGGTCTCATCTTTGTCACGTCGACGAACGGTCTGATCACGTTCCAGGTTGCGCGCGGTACGGTGATCACAAGTCAGACGTTTGTCGTGACTGCGACGAACAGCATCGAAATTCAAACAGCAGCCTCGTTTACGCTGGGCGCCGGTACACCGCCAACGCTTTCTGACCCCACAAACGGGACTGGTGAACTCATTATCAACACGACATCAGTGAATCAAACATTCGCGGTCGATCAACAGAGTTCCCGAACCGGAACGATCGTGTGGACCGTTACACCGTCGAGTTACCCAGCAGGTGTTTCTGTTCAATCAACCACTGATTTCGGAATCACTCTTCTTTTGCTACAAGGAAGCGTCCTTCCCTACCAACCATTCGTATTCACGGCGACGGCCACAAGTGGGTTTGTCGCTACACGAAGCTTCGATGTTGGCGCGTCGACGCTCGTCGAACTCCAAGGACCGGGTGATCCCCAGTTGATCGACACGACGACGCAACAAACTCTCACGGTGGCCCAGATTTACGATCCGACGTATACAGGTCCAGTCACGTGGACCATCACACCTTCGTCGTACCCAGCCGGAATCAGCATCACGACGCAGAACGATTCGAACACAATCTTTACGTTCAATGCAAATTCGTACCTGACGCGTCAACAGTTTGTTTTTACCGCACGGTCGGTCGGAGGTTTGACGTCGACCATTCAATTTGACATTGCGTCGGCGGTCCGACCCACTCTGACCAATCTCGCCAACCAGGTACTCGATACGTCGACCATTCTGAAAACGTTTGCAGTTACGCAACAAGTCAATACGGCGTATACGGGTCCGATTGCATGGACTGTCACGCCATCGCCATTCCCGAGCGGGAGTGGCATGTCACAGGTGGCTACGGATGGACTCATCACATTCACGGTTCCGCTCCAGACGGTCTCCACGGGCGTCGTCTGGCCAAACACGGCATTCTCAGTCACGGCGACAAACATAAACACGGGGTACTCGTCCACCGTGCCAACAACGTTCGACGTCTTTGTGCCGCGTCTCCCGGTGGTGAATATCGTCACCCCATCGTCACGTATTCTCGATGTGTCGACCGCGGCATACACGAGCATTACGGCAACACAATCCAAGTCGGACGCCGTCCCGGTCTATTGGACCATCACACAAGGTGACAACACCGCCGTACCTGCGGGCGTGTCAATCAACTCGTCGTCGGGTCTCGTCACGATCGCCGCCACGTCATACTTTGCCGCGACTGTTTTGAAAGTGATTGCGACCAACTCGGCCGGTGCTTTTGGCTCGACGACGTTCATCGTGACGACCCCTGCACCCCCTGCCATTAACACAGTCACCCCGTCAACTCCACAGGTTATCGACGTGTCAGATGGCTCACAGACACTCACATTCGCACTCACAAATTCAGGACTCGCGGGAACAGTCGTATGGGCATACACACCACTCACAGCAGGTGTTACCATCAACTCGGGAACAGGAGATTTCGCGATCGCTCAGTACACGTATTTCACGGCGACGTCATTCACAATCAAGGCGACGAATGCGGCGAGCGTGACCACCCAGCGTATTGTTTCCGTGACGACACCGGCAGTTCCGACTGTCACGTCGCCCACCGTATCACCCCAAACTCTCGAGGTGACAACCCAGAGTCGAACGATCCAGTTTAACCAGTCGACGCCGCTCGTCGGGACGGTGACGTGGTCATACACGCCGATAACTTCTGGTGTTGCGATCAATTCGAACGGTCTTTTGACAATCGATCAGGCGACATATTTTACCGCGACAGTATTCACCATCAAGGCGACAAATGCAGTCAACAAGTTTGGTACGATGGTGATGAACATCACGACACCAGCTCCGCCGGTGATTGACACGGTAACACCCGCGTCCGGTCAAAATATAGACGTGTCGTCCGGGGCTCAGACATTCACGTTCACAAACACGGCATCGCTCACGGGAACGCTTGTATGGTCGTACACGACGTCGAGGGTCGGAGTTACCATCAACTCATCGTCCGGAGTTCTCACGATCGCACAGGCGATATACTTTACCGTGACGACATTCACGATTCAGGCCACCAACCCTGTGAATATTTCAAACACGCGATCGTTCACCGTGACAACACCGACACCGCCAGTCATCACTGGACCGACATCGACCGGCGTGATTGTCGGTTCGCGCGTCTACGTCGACACGGCATCGGCAAAGACTGTGTCTATAGCACAGACTGCGTCAGACACGGGAACAATCACGTGGTCCGGCACGGGAAGTCTTCCGGCCGGCGTCACACTCACGACCGAAACAAACGCGCTTCTCGAATTTACGATTGGTACGACGGCCGTGTTACGTCCGGCTGCGTCTGTATTTGCTCGATCACACTACGCAACCAATCCAGCCGGGAAGGTATCAACGACAATCTCGTACGATGTGTTTACACCCGAGACGCCTGCACTCGGAACCCCGAGTCCAGCACCCGTGTCAGGTAAGATCATTCTCGACACGTCATCTACACAGAAAACTATTACGATTCCGCAAACTGTTGCGGCTGCAAACACAGATCCAATCATATGGACATACACTGGAATCGGGGGCGTGAGCTTTTCGGAGTCGGATACCCAGCTGGTCGCGACAATCCCGGCTGGTACGTTTATTTCAGACGGTACATCCGTGTCGGTCAGTGCTAAAAATCGCGCCAACATGACATCTGGCACGACGTCATTCACGTTGTTTGCCCCGCTCATCGCTATTTTTACGCAACTCGACACGCAATATACAAACACGAGCGCGGGTGTCGCGACATTTACTCTCCCTCAATCGAGAAGTATATCTGCGAACCAAATCACATATAGCACGTCGCCCAGCGCAGGAACACTTCAAGCATCTGGAATCACGTACGGTACCTCTGGTGATAATCTTCTCTTTTCGATCGCACAGAATACAATCATTACAACTCCGGGACAATCAATCACGGTGTTTGGTACGAACGGCGCCGGTGTATCCGTTCAGACATCATTCGCTGTATATGCGGGGAACCCACCATCACTCGCGAATCCGGGAAATTTCATCTTTGACACGACGACTGCCCAGTCGATAACCGTGACAAACAACGCAGGCCCGGTCGTCACATGGATCACGCCCACAAACTTCCCTGCAGGTGTTTCATTCTCGAGCAGTACCAGTAGTCAGTATGTCATTGCCGTCGCAGCAAATAGCACATTTGGATCGACAAGTCTTACAGTCACGGGGAAGAATGAATTTTTACCAGCAGGGTCGAGTGTGACGTTTTCTGTCGCGGGTAATAAGAAGCCCGTCGTGACAACACCCGGAACTCAAAATCTCGATACGACGACGTCGGCTCAAACATTTACGGTTTCACAGACAAGTGGTGGCACAGGGATCACATGGAGCATATCATCTGTACCGGGATCCATAACGCTGATCAATCCATCAGATACGAGCGTGACTGTGCGTATCGCACAAACGACGTCGTTGGCTGCGACGAATATCATCGTCACGGCGACAAATATAGGCGGGTCTACGTCTACGAACGCATTCAGTGTCGCGGCATACTATTATGTCGCACCTACTGTAAACGGGATCGGAAACTACGCTCTCGATAGTATAAATGCGTCCACCTTTGTAACTGCGACTCTAAGTAACTCGGGTGCGGCCGGCACAGTCACGTGGTCGATTGTTTCGGGACCAGCCGGTATCTCGATCAATTCGTCATCCGGTGCGATAAGCATAGCACAGGGTTCAAGTTTCAATTCGACGTCAGTTACAGTCAGAGCGTCGAATGCAGCCGGAAACGGTGACGCGTCATTCAATGCATCGGCAACCTATTATGTCGCACCGACCGTGAACGGGATCGCAAACTTTAATAATCTCGATACCACAGCTGGTTCCACATTTGTAACCGCAACTCTAAGTAACTCGGGTGCGGCCGGCCCAGTCTCGTGGTCGGTTGTTTCTGGACCAGTCGGTATCTCGATCAATTCGTCAAGCGGCGACATAAGCATAGGACAGTTTATAATTGTATCAGATTCAGTTACAATCAGGGCGACAAATCCAAGCGGAACTGGCGATGCGTCATTCAGCATTATAGCAAATATCAAGCCCACGCTTACACGCATCACATCATCACCATTCAACGTGAATACATACTCTTCAGGGCAATCTCTTGTTCAACTTTCACAGCTAAGTGGCGGAACAGGCATCTCATGGAGCATGTCTGCATCGCCAGCAGATGGACGCTACGCTAATTTGGGGGGAAATACCTCCGGGGGGAGCATTGCCCCTTTTATTGACGTCCAAAACGATACATATTGTGAAGTCGACCTCCCGCATAAAGCTGTTTATGATAGCGGTACTCAGGGGAATACTGGAACTATAACGATTACGGCGACAAATACAGCCGGGTCGACATCAATATCGACGAGTGGGTATGCTTACCCGTACATTATCTATAACTGGACCTCGTCGATCGGTCCAGAGACTTGGTTTGGTATGTTCTTCCCGAACAAGACGTCAGGAAGTGGTGGTGCTCGACAGTATAGCTCCTATTTCGTAACGACTGGTGTCGGACGATTGGGCTGCTTTACTGCTTCCAATAATCAAGTCCTTCGCTATGACTATACAACTCGTAGAATCTCGTATCAAGCGAGCGCGTCAGTCATGCGCGGAAACCGAAACGTACTCACCACATTTGAAACGAATACCGGGAACGAATCAATGTGGGTCTATGTATTCCCCGAATCGGGTCAAACAACGGTCGGATGGTGGTACGAGTTGTCAGATGGTTCGGGGTGGCGTCTGAACGGCGGACTCAGTGGTGGAAACGATACGCAGATGTACCAAGAGGGTGACGGTGATATCAATGCCCAAATTCGAAACTTGGTCTAGATGCCCATGTGTTTATTTCTAAACAAAGTGTAATGCAAATCTGGAAGTGGCTTGTGATCCTTGCTCTCCTGTTTTTGATCACGTACAATCCGAGTACGCGTACTATGGCGAAATATTTTGATGAGTCTACAGTAGAGACGGAGAATGTCTACATCTCCGCAAGGCCCTCGCGAGAGGCACAAAGCGATAGCGGTCCCGGTGACGATGATCGGTGATCGACCACATATGCTCATCGTCCATGATCGGCGGTACAAGGAGTGGACGTTTGTCACAGGCGGGTGTCGCCGACGCGAGGTATACAATCCCTTACGGTGTGCCATCCGTGAACTTCACGAAGAGACCAGGGGAATCATCGATGTCAAGAGTGGGTCGTACACGTACTTTCGATTCACGACCAACTATAAAGGTCCAGGGGATACCGAGGCTGACGCCGACACCGTGAGTGTCTACCACGTCTACATCCTCGATCTCCCCACGACCGCCATCGAACAAAAGTATATGATCCAGCGTTTCAACGAGGAGAAGAACAAGATGGAAACGTC